TCCATTCATGATGAACTTTGTGGATTTTAGCATATAATATTAGATGTGCCCAATAATGTAAATAATAAAAAAATAACTCTCCAAGTAATCCCGTGAATATTAATTTAGGTATTTCAATATATTCCAATTCTTCGTATAATATACTATTTCCTCGCCATTTCCATAAAGGTATCATAAAATACATCACAGGAAGACTATAACAAAATTGTAAATATAATACATGAAAAAATGTTTTTTTGTATAATTTCCAGTCAATGTTCCCTTCCATTCGATGTTTTTCATCAAGAAAAATGTCACATAAGAAAAAAACAAAACTTAATCCCCAATAAACACAAAATGAATTTATAAATGGTTTCCAAATATAGATATTTAAATTCGACATAATTATATTAACATCATTATATTTATATGTATTAATATATTAATATAATGAATAATGAAGAGCGTCCTAGCTGGGATGAATATTTTAAAGAAATTGTTCAGGTAACTTCAAAAAGGTCTCCATGTGATAGACTGAAAGTTGGATGTTTATTAGTTAAAGATAATAGGATAATTAGTCAAGGATATAACGGTTTTTTACCAGATTGTCCTCATAAAAGTATTGTTAGAGATAATCATGAACAAGCAACTATTCATGCCGAACAAAACGCAATTAGTGATTGTGCAAAAAGAGGAGTTTCGTGCTTTGGATGTGACGCATATATAACGCATTATCCTTGTATAATTTGTACGAGAATATTACTAGCTAGTGGAATCATTAATATAAAATATATTGATGATTATAAAAATGATGACTTAGTAGAATATTTTTGTGACATGAAGGATGTAAAAATATATAAGTTATAATAAAATGATTTAATTATAATATTAATAATTAATTATAATTAAAAATTAAAATGTTAGCATTTGATTATCTAAAACCATTTTTATTGTTTTCAAAAAAAAAACGTATTCCTCATGATATGATTAGATATATATATTCATTTATATTAGAAGATATTAAGTCGAAATTATTGACTGATTATATTAATAATTCAATATCAAGTCATATAAATTATTATAAAAGACATATTTATTATTATAATAAAAGCAACTATACGTTACATTTTGATAGAATACCATATTTTAAAGATAATGCTGATAATAGAATTAAATTAAATAAAAATGTTATAGAAAAAATTAATAGTATAACAAATGATAAATATTGTTTTAGTCATTATTGTTGTAATGATAAAGGAGTAATATTTAAAAATAGAAGCAGTAGTTTATTATTTTAATCCTTTTTCAATTACCTCATGCTCTATCTGTTTATTGCTATATTTAACACCTCCCCAGTTACCCATCATAGCATTAGCACTATATTTACGCGATACTTCATCCATAGAATATAATTTATCTAAAGGTGTATTTAATCCTACATATTGATTTTGTTGGTCAAAACCAGGATATGAATTTTGATTATATGGTTTATCATCGCGATGAGAATCTAATAATTTAGATTTCATTTGATTATCACTTGTAGATTTAATTTGTTGTTGTGGTAGATTATTTTGTAAATTATCTGGGTCTTTTATCTTATATACTGATTTACCTTGAACATCGTATGACTGTTGAAGAAACAGTAATGGACATTTGATATTTTGACTTCTTTGCCATTCAATAAATTCAGAATATTCTTCTAAATTATCAAATTGAATTGGATTTACTCCTGGAACTTCAGCAAGTTTAGAATTATATAAGAATATTTTATCTCCCTTTTGTATTAACATGTCAGGACATCTTTTTCCTGTAAATGATTCAATAACATCATCACTTTTATAGGTTAATACAAAATATAATCCTATCAAAAATAACATTATAGCTAAAATAAATTTAGTGGTAACTTCTTTATACATATATAATTATGTGATAAAATAATCTAACAATTATATATGGTAAAAGTTTATTATATTAAAAAAAAGAATGAAACAAGAAAAATAAGGGATATTAATAGTGATATTAGTAAAAATATGAAAGTAATATGTTTTATTTATTGGGATAGTTGTGGTGCGTGTAAGGAAGTTTCTCCTGATTGGGAACGAGCATCTAGTATATTTCAAGAACAACATCCTGAAAATAATACAGTAATCGCGTACATTAACAAAGATAGTCTCCCTCAACTAAATTTTAACAAAAAAGTACATGCTTTTCCTCATTTTTCTACAATTCAGGGCAATAAAATAAAAGATTTTGAACCAGATAGATCTGTATCTGGATTAATAAAATTTATGGAAGAAGAGTCTAAAAATGAAAAATCTTCTATGAAAGGAGGAAAAACTAAAAGAAAAAAGCAAAAAAGCAAAAAAATAACCAGAAAAAATAAAAAAAATACGTATTATTATCCTCAATCTAAAATGTTAGATAGTGGATATATTAAATCAGGGGTTCATTCTGTATATTATTCATGTTATGGAAATAAAAATGGAAAACCTGTTTTAGTTGTTCATGGCGGACCAGGAGGCGGAACTTCACCTAAAATGACTAGAATATTTAATCCTAAAAAGTACTACATTATATTGGTTGATCAAAGAGGGTGTGGAAAAAGTACTCCGTTGGGAGAACGCAAGTATAATAATACACATGAATTAATAAAAGACTTTGAGAAAATTAGAAAGAAATTAAATATAAACAAATGGATGTTATGTGGTGGTTCATGGGGGTCATTTTTATCACTTGTATATGCAGTAAAACACCCAAGTATTGTTTCTGAAATAGTTATTAGAGGCATATTTTTAGGAGGAAAAGATGAAATAGATTGGGTAAATGCGGGAACAGGAGCAAATCATTTTTACCCCGATAAATGGGAAGATTATATTAAAGATATACCAGAAAACGAGAGAGATGATTTATTAAAAGCGTATGGTAGAAGATTTGAAGGTGAGTTAGGCAATAAAGTAAAGGATAAAGCTCTTTACAGTTGGGCAAAATGGGAATATGCTATATCTCAAATGATACCTATGAAAGATAGTGAAATTAAAAAAGAACTTACCAAAAATGATTTATATAAAACATTTGCTATGTTAGAATACCATTATTTTAAAAACAACTGTTTTGTTCCTAATAATTATCTTAGAAATAAACAAGTATATAAAGCATTAAAGGATATACCTATAGAAATAGTTCATGGTAGATATGATATAATATGTCCTCCGTCATCAGCATATGAATTACATGGCTACATACCTCATTCTAATTTGCATTTTACACAGGCTGGACATACCATGTTTGATTTAAAAAATAGAAAGAAAATAATTGAAATTACTGATAAATTCGTTTAAAATTGATTTATAATCATATAAAAATATTATTATAAATTACACTAAGAAATGGCGCTAGAATATCGTTTATTTGATTTTAATATTGCTAACAAAACCCCCGATGATTTCGAGGAGGATGGTAGCGATGAAGAAACAGTCTATAAAGATGATAAAATGTTTGAAATAGAAATGTTTGCAATCAACGAAATTGGAGAAACCGCATCAATTACAGTTACAGATTATACACCATTCTTCTATGTAAAGGTTGGTTCTGGTTGGAAAGATAAAGATGTCAAGGGGTTTCTTGCTCAGGTCAAAAAGGGGATTAAGCCATATTGGCATGATAGTATTATATCATGTACATTAGTAAAAAAAAGAAAATTATATGGTTTTGATGGTGGTATTAACCATAATTTTATAGAAATGAAATTTAAAAATACCATGATAATGAATAAAATTAAATATTTATTTTATGATGATGATAATAAACAGAAATTAAAACGTGGCTACTTATGTAGTGGTGTTTATACAACTTTATATGAAGCAAATATACCTCCTTTGTTAAGATATTTTCATGTTGAAAATATTAGTCCTTCTGGTTGGGTAAAATTAAATAAATTTCGCGAAACAAAAGGTAACTCAAAAAGAACAAGATGTAAGCGTGAGTTTAAAGTAAAATGTGGTGATTTAATTCCTTTAAATGATAAGGAAACACAAGTACCATATAAGATATGTAGTTTTGATATTGAGGCTAGTAGTAGCCACGGTGATTTTCCATTACCCAAAAAGGATTATAAAAAACTAGCAACTAATATTATTGACATTTGGAAAACACAAAAAACAGTTTCAGATTTAAAAGCAAAAAAAATGATTGAAACGCTAATATTGTGTGCGTTTGGTTATGGTTCAAATAATGATATTGACCTAGTATATCCTAAATGTATTCGCGTTGATAAGGATGAATTGTCATCAATTACAAAGAATTGGTTAAAGAAAAGAATCAAAACCGATGATAATTCAAAAGAAGACAACACTTATGATAATGAGGATATAGAAGAACAGCTAACTGTATTTAATTATTCAAATAAAAAAACGAAATTCTTGAAAAAGGAAGTAACTGTTTATGATATTATTACAAATAGTTCTTATGAATATGACGATAAAATAACACTATTGACAACATCATTCGATAAAACATTTCCAGATTTGGAGGGTGATAAAGTTACATTTATTGGCTCTACATTTTGGAGATATGGCGAAAAAGATCCTTACTTAAATCATTGTGTCGTATTAGATGATTGCGACCAACTACCCCAAGATAAAACACAAATAGATACTGTTGATACTGAACGTGATTTGTTAGTTGCTTGGAAAGATTTAATTCTAAAAGAAGATCCTGATATTATTATTGGTTATAATATATTTGGCTTTGATTATCAGTTTATGTATGAAAGGGCCGTCCAAACTAAATGTCAAAGAGACTTTCTTGAACTTTCTAGGATTAAGTATGGAGATGGTAAAATTTGCCATGAAGAATATAGTCCTGGTAAATTTAGAATTGCACAATCTAAGATTGTCCTTGCGAGCGGTGAACATGATTTGAAATATATCAATATGATTGGTAGATTACAGGTTGATTTGTATAATTATTTCAGACGAGATTATAACTTAGATTCGTATAAATTAGATCATGTTGCTAGTCAATTTATTGGTGACAAGGTAAGTAAATTTGAACATAATGGAAATCAAACAACAGTATTTACGAGTAATATGACAGGATTATTTAGTGGTAGTTTTGTTCATTTTGAGGAGACTAGTCATAGTACCGATTATTATAAAGAAGGTGCTAAGTTTAAAATTGTATCTATTGATAAAGAAAATAAAACATTTATTCTAGATAGTGTTGAAGAATTTGATATGAATAAAAAGGTAAGATGGGGAATGGCAAAAGATGACGTTACACCACAAGATATTTTCAGAATGACAAATGAAGGGCCTGACCAAAAGGCTATTATTGCGAAATATTGTATTCAAGATTGTAACCTAGTACATCATCTAATGAATAAAATTGATGTTATTACTGGTTATATCGAGATGTCGAAAATTTGTAGTGTTCCTATGAACTTTCTTGTAATGAGAGGTCAAGGTATTAAACTTACTAGTTTCATCGCTAAAAAATGTAGAGAAAAGAATACACTTATGCCTGTTGTAGATAAAAAATTCAACGATGACGGATATGAAGGTGCAATTGTACTAGATCCAAAATGTAATTTATACTTGGAAACTCCTGTTGCATGTGTAGATTATGCTTCGCTGTATCCATCATCTATGATTAGTGAAAATTTATCTCACGATAGTAAAGTATGGACTAAAGAATATAATCTTGATGGTGATCTTATATATGAATATGGCGAAAAGGACGAAAATGGTAATTACGTATTCGATAATATGGATGGTTATGAATATGTTGATATTACATATGATACATTTAAATATATAAGACCAAGATTTGCAGCAGCTGCTGTAAAAACATTATCTGGCAAAAAAACATGTAGATGGGCACAATTTCCTAATGGAGAAAAGGGTATTATGCCATCTATTCTAGAAGATTTGTTAAAAGCCAGAAAGGCGACTAGAAAAAAGATTAAAACTGAATCAGATCCTTTTATGCAAAATATTCTTGATAAAAGACAAATAAGTTATAAACTCACAGCCAATTCTTTATATGGTCAGTGTGGAGCTAAAACAAGTACATTTTATGAAAAAGATGTTGCTGCTTCAACAACTGCCACAGGAAGGTTATTGCTCACGTATGCAAAGAAAATTATTGAAGAAGTATATGGCGATACTATTTGTGAAACAAAGAACTTTGGAAAGGTTCGTACAAAAGCAGAATATATATATGGAGATACAGATTCCGTCTTCTTTGCATTTCACCCTGAAGATCCTGAAACAGGGAAAAAAATTGTAGGTAAAGATGCTCTGGAAATTACAATCGAACTAGCTGTTGAAGCAGGTGCACTTGCCTCCAAATTTCTAAAAGGCCCACATGATTTAGAATATGAAAAGACATTTATGCCATTTTGCCTATTATCTAAAAAGAGATATGTTGGTATGTTATATGAAACGGATGTGAATAAATGTTCTCAAAAGAGCATGGGTATTGTTTTAAAAAGACGAGATAATGCTCCTATTGTAAAAGATGTATATGGTGGAATTATTGATATTCTAATGAAAGAGCAAAATATTCAAAAGGCAATTGAATTTCTATTAAATTGTCTTGGTGATTTAAAAGATGGAAAATATCCAATTGATAAATTGATTATTACGAAATCACTTCGTTCTAATTATAAAAATCCCGAAACAATTGCACATAAGGTTCTTGCTGATAGAATTGGTAAAAGAGACCCAGGAAATAAACCATCGTCTGGTGATAGAATAGCATTTGTTTTCTTTCATAATAAGAATAACCCAAAATTACAAGGTGATAAGATTGAAACACCAGCATTTATGTTGGAAAATAAACTAAAACCAGATTATTCGCATTATATTACAAATCAAATAATGAAACCAGTACAACAGTTATTTGCTTTAGTATTAGAAGATATTCCTGCATTTAAAAGAAAGCCGTTTCTTGTTAAGGAATATAAAAAGAAAATTAAGACAATTAAAGAAGAATTTGGTGATGACCGTGTTAAAATGGATAAAAAGATGGAGGATTTACGTAATAAAGAAGTAAAAGGAATATTATTTGATAGTTATTTAAAAGAAATATCAAACGCTAAAAATAATATTCAAACACTGGACGGCTTCTTTATCAAAAAGTAATGAAAAAGCGAAGAAAACTATGAAAAAATAGAATACAAATAAAATAAATATTTTGTAATAATATAATGTTAATATTTTTGTTTATTATATTATTTAATGGGGTTTTTTCAAATAAAGTTTTCAACTTAACTACATCTAATTTAGTACTGGTAAAAAATGAAATAAATCAAGAAAGTGTTAGTTATGCTATCGAGAAAATACAAAATTCAAAGAATACTTCAAGTTTAATATTATATTTAGATTCACCAGGAGGACAGGTTGAAGATGGGTTAAATTTAATAACTGAGATACAAAAAAATAATATTACATGCATTGCGGAGAGAGCGTATAGTATGGCATTCGCAATATTACAAAGTTGTCATACACGTTATATTCTTCCATCAGGTAAGTTAATGCAACATCAACTTACTTTTGGTATTCAGGATTCACTTTATAAAATACAAAATTATGTATCATATGTTTCACAAATGGAAAGTTATTTAGTAAATCTTCAAGCTAATAAAATTAAAATGGATAAGAAAATATTTATTGAACGAACATCAAATGATTGGTGGATATTTGGAGAAAATGCAATTTTTAACAACGTTGTGGATGATATTGTAAATATAGAATGTAGTAAATCTCTAATTGACAAAAATTATACTCAAACCGTTAATGGTCAAAAAGTGGTTTATTCCAATTGTCCTTTGATACATAAAGAACGAGAAAAAGAAAAGGGTGAAAATAATTTTTTTTATTTCTTATAAGCTTTAATGTATTGTAAATAATATAAACAGTAAATATTATGGCATATAATGTCTATAAATATAGATTTAGATTTATTATTATTTTTTAAAGATATGACTAATTATGCAATTATAAAAAAAGATAAAAATTTTCCGATGTTTAATGTTAGTAGGGATGATATTGATATAATATGTTTAGATATGAA